CGTAGTATTCGCAGGTTCAACTGCAGACTTATTTAAAATGCTAAAGAACAAAGACGACGGCAAAACAATTGAGCAATAAACAAATATCATATAACGGCAATCCAAATCTTAAACCGATAGGAATTGTCGAATCTTACAGCGCAGAACAAGTTAAAGAACTTATGCGTTGTATGCAGGATCCTATCTATTTTATAGAGAACTACTGTAAGATTGTTTCTCTTGATTACGGACTTGTACCATTTAAATTATATGATTGTCAAAAAGAAAAAGTGCACGTAATACTCAATAACCGTAAAGTTATTTTGATGGAAGGTCGCCAACAGGGAAAGACCATCACAGCTGCAGCATGTATTCTTTGGTATACGTTATTTCAAGAAAACAAAACCGTTGCTATTCTTGCAAATAAATCATCAGCAGCTCGAGAGGTTCTTTCTCGATACGAACTAATGTATGAGATGCTTCCCATGTGGATGCAGCAAGGTGTCAAGACATTCAACAAGGGTGATATTGAACTTGAAAATGGATCTAAAGTATTTACGTCAGCTACCAGCTCATCGGGTATTCGAGGTAAATCTGTAAACTGGTTGTATATTGACGAAGCAGCAATTATTCCTAATAATGTTGCAGAACAATTTTTCACATCTGTTTACCCTACAATTTCTGCAGGACAAACAACAAAGATTCTTCTTACATCTACACCGTTGGGATATAACCACTTTTGGAAATTCTGGAATGAAGCAGAGCAAGGATTAAACGGGTTTGTCCCGTTGTTTATTCCTTACAACAGAATTCCGGGTAGAGATGAGAAATGGGCGGCAGAACAAAAATCTATGCTTGGCGAACTAAAGTTTAACCAAGAGGTTTTATGCAGATTCTTAGGTTCATCTAATACTCTTATTAATCCCGACACAATTTCTCAGATGTCTACTCGTCAATTTGTTTATACGAAAGACGGTTTAGATATACTAGAAGAACCAATTAGAGCGACCAAGAAAGATGATGGAACTTACGAGGGACAAGATCATATCTATATGCTTGTTGCGGACACCTCGCGAGGCGTTGGGGGAGATTACTCGGCATTTGCGGTTATAGACATTACTGCATATCCATACAAAGTGGTTGCAAAGTATAGAAGTAACAGAATCAGTCCGTTGATGTTTCCTAATGTAATATATAAAGTAGCAAAAGATTATAATAAAGCTTACTGTTTAGTTGAGATTAACGATAACGGACAGCAAGTAGCAGATTCGTTGTATATGGATTTAGAATACGAAAATGTATTCTTTGTGGGAAGTAATAGCAAAACGGGACAATACTTGTCCGGTGGATTTACCCATGGGGCGACTCTTGGAGTTAGAACCACAAAACAAGTTAAACGATTAGGATGCACGTCATTTAAGAGTTTGGTAGAAGCCACGAAACTATTAATACATGATGCAGAAATTATTGAGGAAATATCTACATTTATTGAAGTTCGAGGAACCCATAAAGCAGATGAAGGATACCATGACGATTTGGTCATGTGTTTGGTCTTATTCTCATGGGCAACAAACGAACCATTCTTTAAAGATTTGACAGACACAAATCTTAGAAAAGTACTATACGAAGATCAATTTAAACAGATTGAGGAAAATCTTACACCGTTTGGAATAGTAAATGACGGGTTGCCAGAAAGATCGCAACCAGAAGTTATTGATTCGGATTTATGGTGGAATCAAGACCCTGAAGCAGAGATGAAAAAAATGAAAAGAAATTGGTTGGAAAATGTCTAAAAAGAGATACTTATAAATAAATAGTAATCAATAGTTATATTGGACTATCTATAAAATCTTAAGGAGAATAAGATGGCATTTCAGCTTTCACCTGGCGTACTAGTACAAGAAAAGGATCTATCTGCGATAGTGCCTGCTGTTGCTACTTCCGCTGGCGCATTCGCTGGCGCCTTCCAATGGGGACCTGTTGGGCAAGTTACCACCGTCGATTCTGAGAATAATTTGGTTAAGTTTTTCGGCGGGCCAACTGACGAAACTTATACATCATTTTATACTGCAGCTAACTTTTTATCATACGGTAATAACTTACAACTAGTTCGTGTTGTTAACGAAGGACTCGCGAAAAACGCAATTGCAAACGCAAATGCAACCGCAATTTTAATTAAAAATGACGATGACTTTTTAAATGGTGCATATTCGACAGGAGGCTCAGGCCGCGGTGAATTTGCTGCAAGATACCCAGGAAATTTAGGTAACTCTTTAAAGGTTGTTTTAGTAGATGCAAATACATGGTCTACTACTTCAGTAACGCCTTCACTTACAAGTCAATTTGATAGTTCACCAGGAACTTCAACATATGCAACATCAGTTGGTGCTACCAACGATGAAGTTCACGTTCTTGTTATTGACGAAGACGGTGCATGGTCTGGCGGCGCACGCAATTCAGTATTAGAAAAATTCGCATTCTTGTCAAAAGCATCCGATGCTAAGAACACCAACGGATCTTCTAATTACTATAAAGACATAATTAATTTATCTTCAGAATATGTTTGGTCAATCGATCATCCAGCTGGCACGACATCTGGCGCAAATGCTTGGGGAACTGCAGCAGTATCTGGTAAAACATACACATCTTTAACAACTGGCGTAACGGCATCGTTATCGCTTGGTGTTTCTGCAGAAACTAGTCTATCTAATGGCAATGTTATTGCCGGATTTGATTTATTCTCAAATGACGAACAGTACGATGTTAGTTTAATTCCTGCAGGCCCATGGAGTAATTCTTCAGTTATTAGTAGTTTAGTATCTCTTGCAGAAAACAGAAAAGATTGCATGGTATTCTTATCACCTGATCTATCAGATGTTGTAGGTGTTACACCGGCTCAGCAAGCAACCAATGTTGTAGATTATAGAAACAATCAGATTTCTGTAAATTCTAGCTATGCTGAAATGGATTCAGGTTGGAAATATCAGTATGACCGTTACAACGACAAATATCGCTGGATCCCATTAAATGGCGACGTTGCCGGTGTATGTGCAAGAACAGATTTCGTAGCAGATCCATGGTTCAGTCCTGGTGGCTATAATCGCGGTCAAATTAGAAATGTTGTTAAATTGGCATATAGCCCAGGTAAAACTGACAGAGATACGTTATACAAAGCAGGTATTAATCCTGTAGTAACTTTCCCTGGTCAAGGTACTATATTGTTTGGCGACAAAACAATGCTGGCCAAGCCAAGCGCATTTGATAGAATCAATGTTCGTAGATTGTTTATCGTGTTGGAAAAAGCAGTTGCTACAGCCGCAAAATTCCAGTTGTTTGAATTTAACGATCAATTCACACGTGCTCAATTTAGAAATCTAGTTGAACCATTCTTAAGAGATGTTCAAGGTCGTCGTGGTATTACAGACTTCAAAGTTGTTTGCGATGAAACAAACAACACTGGTGACGTGATCGATAGAAATGAATTTAGAGCTGACATTTTTGTTAAACCTGCTCGTTCTATTAACTTTATAACATTGACATTTGTTGCCACTAGATCGAGTATTTCTTTTGAAGAACTCGGCGCTTAATACCGGAGAAAATAAATGGCAAGCAATTTTAGAATAGATCAATTTAAAACGCAACTTAAGAACGGCGGAGCTCGTCCTAATCAATTCCAGGTTAGAATCGCCTTTCCTTTGTACGTTCAAAACAATAGACAACTGCTAGAATCTAGTAGTTTCTTGGTTACAGTTGCAGAGCTTCCAGGTCAAACTATAGGTACCACCCCGGTATTTTATAGAGGCAGAGAACTTAAACTAGCTGGAGATAAAGTATTTGCACCTTTCCAATGCACAATTTTAAACGACACAGATTTTAAACTAAGAAATGGTATAGAAGAGTGGATGAATGGAATTGAAAACATGGGACTAAAAACTGGTTTTACTAATCCTACTGCATATCAGGCATCTATTGATGTTATGCAATTGGATAGAAATGGTGAAACTTTAAGAGCATATAAAATGTTAGGGGCTTTCCCAGTAGATATTTCTCCTGTAGGATTGGACTTTAGCGCAAACGATCAACTATCTACATTTACAGTCTCATTCCAATACCAACATTTTGAATATGGTTTAAGAGCGGCAGATAGTGTAGCTAGTTCTACCCTATTACCCGCTGTTGTTACTGGCGGACTAAACTTATAATATTTAATTTTTGGAATCTAAATAATGGCAATTAATTTGTTTGGCTATACAATTAGCCGTGACGATGTAAATGATATTAACAAGGTGGCGCGGAATCAATCTTTCGTGCCACCTGTTACTGATGATGGAACAGCAACCGTACAAGGTGGTGGCTATTTTGGCACTTATCTTAATATGGATGCTACCGCAAAGTCTGAATCTGAGTTAATTACTCGATACAGAGAAGCATCTATGTATGCTGATTGTTCTAGTGCAATTGATGAAATCGTTACTGAAGCAATTGCAGCAGTTGAAGATGAAGCCGCAGTACAAATTAATATTGATGGATTGAATTTACCTGACAACATTAAAACAGCAATTACGGAGCAGTTTAATACTGTTGTGCGATTGTTGGATTTTAATATGAAGGGATTCGATATTTTTCGTTCATGGTATATTGATGGAAGAATTTATTATCAAAAGATTATAGATACTAAGACTCCCAAAAAGGGAATCTTGGAATTAAGAAAAATTGACCCAAGAAAGATTCGTAAAGTCCGAGAAGTTAAAAAGGATAAGGATCAAAAAACGGGTGTTGATTTAATTAAGTCAATTGAAGAATATTTTATCTATAGCGAAAAAGGGATTAACTATAACCCCAATTATCAAACTTCAGTTTCTGGCACAAATCAGGGACTAAAAGTTGCTGTAGATTCTATAACATATGTTCCTTCTGGGTTAAATGATTCAGAACAAAATGTAGTTTTAAGTTACTTACATAAGGCTATTAAGCCAGTTAATCAACTTAAAATGATGGAAGACGCGTTGGTCATTTATAGACTTGCCCGTGCTCCAGAACGAAGAATATTTTATATTGATGTGGGCAATTTGCCTAAATTGAAGGCTGAGCAATATCTAAAAGATATTATGGCCCGCTATAGAAACAAGATTGTTTATGATTCTGCTACAGGCGAAATCAGAGATGATCGTAAATTTATGTCAATGTTGGAAGACTTTTGGTTGCCTCGTAGAGAAGGCGGCAGAGGTACTGAAATTACTACTTTACCTGGTGGCGAAAACTTAGGTCAAATTGAAGACATAGTTTATTTTCAGAATAAATTATATCAGGCATTGAATGTTCCTTTATCAAGAATGCAACCTCAACAAGGTATTTCATTTGGTAGAGCAACAGAGATTACTAGAGATGAATTAAAGTTTGCTAAATTTGTTGGCAGACTGCGTAAGAAGTTTAGTGAACTATTTAATGATGTTCTTAAAACACAACTTATCTTAACAGGTGTTATAACCGACCAAGATTGGGATGAGATTAAAGAAAAAATACAGTATAAGTTTGCGCAAGATCAATATTTTGAGGAAATGAAAAATTCTGAGAATCTTCGCAACCGCGTAGATATTATTAATCAGATGCAACCATATGTTGGTACTTATTTTAGTAAACAATATATAATGAAAAATGTGTTAAGAATGACTGATGAAGAAATTGGGCAGATGGAAGAACAGATTGAATCTGAACCTTCACCTACATTGGGCGCTGGCGGACAACCTCTAGATGCTATAAATACTCAACAGTAAGGAAAATTATGGAAACTACAGCAACGCTTAGAAATATGGTC